CATAAAATGCAAAAAACTAGCCGATTTCCGCGTGTCCTCGCCCCCTCGGTGTTCAGAACCGCCAGGAGGACCCTTCAGAATGAGCATGATTGGGGAGTCGTTAAGGCAACAATGCTTCACGATGTTTAAAAGCGAAGTAGCTGCAAGCTGTCGGCCACTAACACTACAGGGTTTGAACCATTATCGATCACACCCACCAGCGCGCGGGGCTGTATAAACTGCTGATGCTGCGCCAGCGCTCGTTTCAATACATTAGCGGGTTTGTGCGTTATGATGGCAATGTCGGTGCAGACCCCAGAATTATAAGGCCCCCCAAAGGTGGCTATTAATTTGCTCAATAGCTGATGAATTACACTTCCAAAGAAGCCTCAGCATCCAGAACGTCTTGTCTGGTTAGAGACCTGTCAGATGCGATGAGGACTACATTTGTTTTTCCGCTCAGAAATGTTGCGAAATACATCACTACATTAAGCCACTTAACCTCACCATTTGAGTAGAGATACTTAATTTGGCTTTTGTACTCAGGAACCTTAAGCAGTCTTGGTGATGCGTTGTCAGCAAAAACTATAATCTGGGACAATCAAACCTCTCGCAATCAATCGCTTCTTTACAAGAATCTTAGCTTGCGAATCGTTAATGAGCTGAAGAGGCATTTAACTTCTACTGCAATCGATTGTAGAAAAGCTAAATTCTGCCGTATTATTATGAACATACACTCAACAAAAGAATAATCCTAAACCACATTTCGAGCTGGTGTGCCTGAAATTTTGTTCCAGAATTATTTAATCCCTGTGCGGGCTCCTACCAACACCAGGGTTACCTCATGGATGAGGGCTGTGGGCCTAAGAGTTCAAACTTAAGCAAATATGTATCTGTGTTGCCCTCTCCCAGAGGGCTTTTTTTTATAAAAAAAGACCAGCTCGGACAGAACTGGCCTGGGTCAAGCAGTAATGTAGATAGCAAATCACACTTCGTTCGATGTTATATCAATTCCCTTAGTCTTCAGCTCAAGCTCCGGGTCCCTCCCGGTGAACTCACTCCAGTAAGCAAATTCGCATTCGTCCAGCTTCTACTGGATGCCCCGCCGCTTAGGGGGATTAACTTGAATGACAAAGATGTCGAATCATTTGTGCCATTTAAAAATAGTGTATGGAGTAATTTTTAGTGTGAGTTGCATTGAATTTTTGTGCTTTTAAAAAATGATAACGACTCGGCATTAGATAAAACCTTAATGGAAGAGAAATAGTTTTATATTCTAATGGTTAAGATTTATCTCATCCTTTGTACTACTCTCTGAACACCTTGAAACGATGACCACTTTGGTCTCCCTTCTGAACTGCTGGATTTCATTTCGGAAGGGATATTTTTCAGCTGCAGTTCCCTCGCCACGCTTTGTTATGTGCCAGTACATCTTTCTTCGTCTGGCGGTCCATAACCTCGATGTCGTGATCAGTCAGGTAGATTGGCTTCACCCAGTCACATGCAGTATCAACCACCACCGGGACGCTTCCACGATTCACGCAGCTCGCGATTAACATCGTCATCAGGCATGCGGTTAACACTCTGCTGTACATTACTGGCCTCTTTAATGGCTTCTACCCGGCGTTCTGCTACTGCCTCTTTGGCGGAAGCCTTATCTTCCGTTCGCTGCTGATCGGCTTTGGCTTCTGCTTTGCTGGTGCCGCGTGAATGACCGATACCGAAAGCAGCTGCGATAGCACCAATTACAGCAACCGCGATGGTTATAACTAACTGAACTGTTCCCATATCAACCTCACACTAATGCGATTTTGGCTTTCCCGAAACGAGTCCTACGGTCTTCAAGTCCGTTCGTGCCGCCATTGATAATCTTTGTCACCTGAACCAGGTCGCCGGAATGCTTCAGGCATCCCTTAGTAGCGAAAAACCACGCCGCGCTTCTGGCGGCGTAAACGTCTTCAGCCAGCAACTCTGGCTGCTTAACCAGATCCACCTTCAGGCCGTTGCCACAATCACGATAATTGTTCAGACCCGTAATCTGGATAAGACCGCGACCACGGTATAACCAGCCATCGCCGGGGGCATTGTTCCCCATGCGTTTGCTATATACCAGGTTCGCAATGGCACGCTGACGCTCAATCGGTAGAGTACGCTCTTCAGAACGACGGCCAAGTGAGTTAGCCTGGTCAGCAGTGAGGCGTCCTGCGCGGATGAAGTTAATGAGGCCCGCGATGCGATAGTTGAAACTCTCCACCAGCAATGTGAAACCAGCTGATTCATGCCCTACTTGAGCAATAAACATCGCCTGGTCTACAGGATTGGTGATCTCGAACTCTTTCATCGCGCCAGAGATTGCCTGAAACCAACGCGTAGCTAACTCGGCGCTGATATTAGCCGCCTGTTGAAATTTTTTTAGATTCATAAGAACACTCTGTGCACAACCGCCAGAATTAATAGGTTAAAAAAAGTACAAAAAGGATGCAATAAAATGTGACCTAGATCACAATCCACCTCAAATAATGACCTGCGCCTTTACTGGCTTTAAAGAGTTGAAGTGATGTCGCTTCAGCTCTTTTTTTTTAATCCATTATTGGTTTTAGTAATCTTGCCAGATTACCGCGAGCCCAAAGCACGGCGGCGCAAATCAGGACGTTCACCAGTACCACAAACCAGTGTGATTCATGGTACAGGCCGAACAGGTAACGAAAAGGGACGCTGGCGTATACCAGCACAGTG